AACTTTGGGCGGTTATGCTTTTGATGTGTTTGTGTCTGAAACTTCGGCTATCGGGGCTTTATCAGTAAATGCATTAGACTATTACAGTGCCGAGTTTTCGGTTCAAGTATTCGCAAGTTAAGGATAAATAATGGCAATCTTTGTCGCAACAGACTTCAGCGTTAGCATCAACGGATCAACAGCTTTGGCTTCATACCTGACTCAGGTGGAACTAAAGACTTCAGTTAACGACATCACTACTACCTCTTTTGGCTCAACTTGGGTTACTCGTGTTGCAGGTCTAAAGGAAGGCTCTCTGACTCTTCAGTTTAATCAGGATTATGCTGTTTCAACTGTTGATGCAACTCTTTGGCCTTTGCTTGGAACTAACGCGACTGTTGTAATCAAGCCAACAAGCTCAGCGGTTTCAAGTGCAAACCCTGCCTATACTGCTGTCTGCTTGGTTACTGATCTAACTCCTGTTTCAGGTCAGATTGGTGATTTGGCTACTTTCAGCGTGACCTGGCCGACTACGGGAACAGCCACACGCGCAGTAGTCTAATTTTTAGGCTAGAGTGATTTCATGCAAAAAATTGATATCACTATAACCCCTGCTTCTGGTGAAGCTTACGCGTTGCAGACTTCTGCTTCTGATCTAATCAAGTGGGAATCCTACTTTGATTTGAGCATTGATAAGTTGCAGAAACTTACTCATCTTTACTATTTGGCTTGGCTTGCTTCTAAGCGTTTAGGTAAAACTTCAGCCGAGTTTGAGACTTGGTGTGAGACTGTTGAAACTGTTGAGGTTGCTGACCCAAAAGCATCAAAAGCATAGGTGAATCTTCTACACATTGGTTTATCGCTAACTTAGCTGTTGCAACAGGTATTGCTCCAAGTGTTTTGATGCAGGAGAGTGACCGGATGCTTATGACTATGTATTTTGCTGTTAGATCGCAAAACGATGTGAAGGGTAACTAATGGCTGGCATGCAAACTGATGTTGTCTATAACGCTAAAGAGATTGTAAAAGCGTTGAATCAACTTGAACCTGGCATGAAGAACGCTATGGTCAAGGAGATGCGTCAAGTTGCTGCTCCTGCTATTAGTGCTATCAAGGGTGTTATTCCTAAAACTAACCCGTTTATTTCTTCTGTTCGACCTGTTGCTAATACTGAAGGTCGTTTGGGTTGGGGTGTGAAAGTTAAGCCTGATACTGTCAAGCCTAGTTTTACGACTAAGGCTTCTAAGAAAACTGCTGTCACTTCTTTGGTTCGTATTGTTGTTTCTAGCCCTGCGACTGCTCTCGCTGATGTTGCTGGTAAGGGTTCTGGTGCTGTTTTGAATCCTGTTACTAAGGCTTATGCCTATAAGGGTCGTACGAGAACTCACCGCACTACTACTCAAGGTCAAAAGATGATCAAACATTTGAAGTCTAAGAGTGCCAGTAATTTTGTTTATCCTTCAGTTGAGAAGATTCTACCGATGGTAAAGCTGGAGATAAAATTGATTCTTGAGAAGTATGCAGCCAAAGTGAACAGGAAACTTAACTAATGTCCGTAATAATCAATCTCTTATCTAAGTTTGATGATTCGGGTATTAAGAAGGCTCAGTCAGGGTTCAAGGGGCTTGGCAAGGTTATTGGTGCTGTTGGTATTGGTTTAGGTGCGCAACAGCTTGTTGAAGCTGCTAAGGCTGCTTCTGCCGATGCTAAGTCTCAACTTTTGTTGACTTCTCAATTAAAGCGTTCAACTCATGCGACTGACGCTCAGATTGCTTCTAACGAAAGTTACATTCAGACTCTTTCTAATCAACTGGGTATTGTTGACGATGATTTGCGCCCTGCGATGTCTCGTTTTGCTCGTGTGACTGGGGATGTGCAGAAGGCTCAAGAATTGTTGCAGATCTCTCTTGATGCCAGTGCTGGTTCCGGTTTAAGCCAGGAGAAAGTTGCTAAGGCTGTCGCTCAAGCGTATGCAGGTAATACTGCCGCTTTGAAACGTATGTTCCCTGAGTTGAAAAACAGTAAAGATGTTCTTGGTGATTTGTCAACTGAGTTCTCTGGTTTCGCTGCTAAGAAGGCTGACCCTTTCGCTAAGTTCAACGTTTCTATGGATAACTTCAAGGAGCAGGTTGGTTCGTTTATTTTGCCGATGCTAACTCAACTGATGCAGTTGTTTATGATGCCTGGTATAAAGGAAACTGCTTTGGCTGTTGGTGCGCTCGTTTTGGCGTTCAAGGCTTTTGCAGCTATTTCTACTGTTGTTGAAGTTGCTTTAGGTATCTTGAATAGCGAACTTATTATTATGGATGGTGCTTTGACTGCTATGGGTTGGGGTTTGATTGTTATCGCGATTGCTGCGGTTGCTGCCGGCATAACTTACTTGGCCACTCAAACAACATTCTTTCAAGATGTTTGGACTGCACTTGTTCAAGCGTTTAACACTGGTATTACTTGGATGGCTGGTGCATGGAAAACAGTTTCAGATGCGTTTGGTGTTGCCTTCGCGTTTATAGGTAACGTTTTCAAGGGTTATGTCAACTTTTGGATCAGCATGTTTGAAGGTTTTATCAACGGTGTTTTGCATGGTGTAAACATGATGGTTGGCGGTTTGAACACGATGCTTGATGGTGTGAAGGCTGTTACTTTTGGTGGCGTGAATCTGCATGTGAATCCGATTCCTGATGTCAAGTTACCTAAGTTGGCTAAGGGTGGAATTGTTATGCCTTCTGCAGGGGGAACTAATGTGACTGTGGGTGAAGGTGGCCGACCTGAAGCAATCATTCCTTTAGGTGGAAATAATGGTTTCGGAAACACAGTAAATGTTTATGTGCAGTCTGCTGATCCGCAATCTGTGATTGATGCTATTGGGCGTTATGTTAAAAATAATGGCAAAGTTCCGGCATCCGTGGTTAAGGGTTTTAGCAGATAATGGCTGTTCCTAACTACAACATATACATTAGTTTTGGTGCAGGAAGTTCTGTTGATGTTACTTCCTATGCTGGTTCTATAAGTATTAGTCGTGGTGGAAGCCGCGTTTTTGAGGATGTGCAGGCTGGCACAATAAGCATTAGTTTCAATAACTTTGACCGCACTTTTGACCCATTCAATACGAGCTCTATTTTGTGGGATTCCACTAACGGATATTCCAGGGTGCAACCTAACGCCAAAGTTCGTGTATACGCAAATAACAGTTACATTATTTATACAGGCTGGGTAAACAACTGGAGTTTCACTAATGATGAGAAGGGACTTAATCCGCAGGCTTCTCTTTCGGCAACTGATGGTTTAGGTATTTTAGGTAATGCTACCTTTAACCCTGCTTTAGTGACTACTTCTAACACAGCAACTTTCGCTACCCCTCGTGTTGCTGCTGCTACTGCTGCTTGGGGTGGAACAGCGATTTCTGTTAGCTATTACACAGGCAAAACGCCTTTAACTCCAGATTTATTTAGTCCTTCTACAACTGTTTTGTCTTATTTGCAGAATGTTGCTCGAACTGAGCCTTTCAACTTCTTTGGCACTACTGATGGTAATGCGAAGATAACTGATCGCACTTTGACTACTGGAGTTTATACTTTGGGAACGCCTGTTTTCAATTATCACAGGACTGCTGGTTGGTATAACGGAACTGCAACTGACATGTCTAACTGGAATTATGGAGGAACTGTTCCTGGTTGGGGTGGAAGCGTTGTAACTAGTGCTCAATTCCCTGGAGAGTATTTGGTTGCTTCTTCAAACACTAGTGGTGGTGGTGTTGACCTTATAGATTATTTTGAGAATGATGCCACTAAATATAAGTCTAATCAGGCTTATTCAGTTTCATTCTGGACTAACCTAACTGATGGTTTTGCTCAAGTTTTTCTAAAGTATGTTTACACAAATACCTCTGGAACGAGTGGTCCAAAGGTTACTGGTTCGACTGCTTTTACTTTTCCTAATGGTAGTTGGAATCAAGTCAAAATTGAGAATGTGACAACTTCTTTAGTCACTAATGCTTTAGAACTTTATGTTTCAAGTAACATGGCTAACTTTCAAATAAAAGATTTGATGATTACTCCTGCCTCTACTGTGCCAGCAGTTTATTTTGATGGTGAACGCTATCAGCAAGCAAGCGACTATCTAAACGACCAGATTTATGTAAATACTGGCTGGACTGGAACGGAACGCCTAGGAAATAGCGTGTATTTATCTAAGACTGCTACTGGTGGAACAGCTGCATTACCGAACTATGAAGTATTTGGGGATGCTTATGGAACAGCAGTGGTTGGAACTGCTATTCCTATCTCTGATTTGCAGGTCGCTTACACGACAGATCAGTTCTACAATCAGGCTAGCGTTGTTCGTGCCTCTGGTGGAACAGCAGTTAAGAATAATACTGTTTCTCAAGCCTTGTATGGTATTCGCTCATATAGTCAAACCGATTCCCTTAGCATTAGCCCTGCCCGTTCAACTGCCTTTGCCAATGAGGTTATTGGCCAGTTTGGAATCCCTGACTATGTTTTAACTCAGGTTGATGTTCAATTAGAAGCTCTATCTTCTGCCTATCAGAACAGAGTTTTGAACTTAGAGTTGTTTGATATTGTGCGTGTTATTTATAGGCCTTATGGTGGTGGCTCAAACATTGACCGAACCTATCAAATTATTGGTATTCAACACAATGTCACTGTCGAATCACATGTTATTTCTTTCGGTTTGGCTTCTCTAAACTCTGGTTTATTCTTAGGCTCTAGTTATCTAGGTGTCTTAGATACTCAGAAGGTTGTCTAGAATGCTAGTAAACTAAGGATTTAGGAGAACTTTTATGACTTTAAAAACTTGGGCTATCGGTGATGTGCTGACTGCTGCCGA